ATGACGCCGATAATGCTTCCCACAGTCGAGAATGGGGAGAACTATCGAGACGGTCAAACAGCCGCGGAACGTCTGGGAGTAACTAGGCAGGATGTGAACAACTGCATCCACGGAAGGCAGAAGACGGTCGGTGGCTACCATTTGGTATTGGCGACAGAGTTTAGGCGGGGATTGACTCGACAGTTCGCTGATATTTGTAGGGCGAATGGGACCAATCCGTTCGAAGTTTTTGAGGAATTCAGGTCATTATGATTCGTGACTGGGATAATTCTGTTTAAGGTTGAAATGTGGAGAAATTCACAAACCTGAAAGAAACCTTTGGCCAAAAACCTATTTTGGGTTGAAAAAGTGGGCAGAAAAATTAGGCCTCTGACCTGCGGTTTTGCCCACTTGGCCAAAAACGGTTTTAAAAGTGGGCAGAGCGTTTGCGCAGGTAGATGGTGCCGTTTTGCCGGTTTTGCCCACTTTTTTACTAAAATCTAATTTATTTTTAAAAAAGTCGAATTGTAAAGAGAAATAGTACTATTTGTCATTCTTTACAATACAGGTTTCTATAGTAATAGGGTTTTTGGCAAAAAGTGGGCAGAGAGGCCTATTTTTAGGTGTTTACCTGCGTAAACGTCGTGGCCAAAAATTTTTCGTGGTCAAAAACGTTTTTGGCCACACAAAGCTTTAAGAAACCTGAAAGAACCTTAAGACAGACCGATTGATATTCGTGTTGCTTCTTTACAATACGCAATCTTAACAGCCCCTCTTATGAGGGAAGAGAGATGTCGACTTTTGAAAGGGCTTTCTCTGGCCCTTTTATATTTTGTCGCGTTTTGCAGGAGGCAGCATGAAGGAGTCCGTCTTTCAATCGCATCTCATCAAGGAGCTTAAGGAGCGGCTCCCGGGATGCATCGTAATGAAGAACGACTCCGGACACAACCAAGGCATCCCTGATATTTCGGTTCTCTACGGTAGCCGGTACGGCTTGCTCGAGTGCAAGCGGTCAGAAGACGCGCCGCATCAACCGAACCAAGACTACTACGTCGACTTAGTCAATGGCATGGGAGGTTTTGCCAGGTTTGTTTGTCCCGAGAACAAGGAGGCCGTGTTAAATGAACTGGAATCCACACTACGACCTTGTCGGTAAACACGCGTTCTTGAGTCCAAGTAACGCCGCTTGGCACAACTACGACGACGAGAAGTTGATTGCTAGGTTTGAGACGTTTGACGCTAAGGAGCGAGGGACAGAGATTCACGAGCACGCAGCCATGGATATTCTCTTTGGCGAGAAGTACGGCTTTAAGAGGCCCAAGAGTAAGACTACTTACAACATGTATGTCAATGATGCTATTGGCTATCGAATGAAGCCAGAGCAGCCTTTATATTTCTCTGACTATTGCTTCGGTACTGTTGACGCAATTGGCTTTTCAAACAACACGCTTAGGATTCACGACCTTAAGACTGGTACAACTCCTGCTCACATGGAGCAGCTTATAACATATGCTGCACTGTTTTGTCTTGAGTATCGCTACGACCCCTATGATATTTCGTTCATTCTTCGAATCTACCAGAACAACGAGATTGTCGAGATGCGTCCCACGGGTGACGACATCCGAACTTTCATGGACGAGATCGTCCATAAGACGAACGAACTTGTAAACCATGAAGAGAATCTCGAGGTGTAGTGATGGCACTTGGAATCGATGAGTTTGGTGAACCGTTTGATGTAGACGAGGCCATTGATATTGTTCACTATGGAATGCCTCGAAGGTCCGGTCGCTATCCTTGGGGCAGTGGCGAGAATCCGTATCAGCATAGCAAGGACTTCATCGCTCAGTATGACGCACTCCACAAGAGTGGGATGAAGGAAGTTGATATTGCTAAGGCTATGGGTTGCCTGAACGACAAGGGTGATCCGTCTACAAATGTACTTAGGGCCCGTCTCGCTATTTCTAAGGCCGAGCGGTTCTCTTACGAGTATGAGACTGCCACGTCCATGCGAGAAGACGGAAAGACTAACCAGGAGATTGCCGACCGTCTTGGATATCCTAGCGAGTCTTCCATTCGTCACCTGCTTGCCCAGGATCCGAATAAGAAGACAAAGGCGTTTGCCACTGCTGAGACTCTTAAGAGCATTGTCGACGAGAAGGGTTTCATCGACGTTGGCTCTGGTGTCGAGCATGAGCTATTGATATCTGATACTAAACTCAAGCAGTCTCTAGAGATTCTTCGAGAAGAAGGCTACGAAGTCTATAGCGTTGGTCTTCCTCAGGTGACCAATCCTGGTCGACAGACTCCGCTCAGGGTTCTGTGTCCTCCTGGTTCTACGTATAAGGACGTCTACGACCACATGAATGCCGGTGATATCCATTCGGTTGTGGACTATGCCAACGCAAAGAACGGCGACCTTGTCCGTGATATTCCAGAGCCACCTGTTTCTATGTCATCAGAGCGCGTTATGGTGCGGTACGCAGAAGATGGTGGCATTGATAAAGACGGTCTGATTGAGATTAGGCCCGGCGTTCGTGACCTTGACCTCGGCAAGAGCACCTATGCTCAGGTTCGAATCGGTGTTGACGATACCCACTACATGAAGGGCATGTGTATCTACGGTCGTCCTGAGGACTTCCCCAAGGGTGTCGACGTGATATTTAACACCAATAAGACCAAGGACGTCGCAAAGATGGACGTCTTTAAGTCGATGAAGGACAATCCAGACAACCCCTTTGGCGCACTTATCAAGGAGAACGGTCAGTCACACTGGTATGACGAACAGGGCAATAAGCACCTTTCTCCGATTAACAAGATTCGCGAAGAGGGCGATTGGAACGACTGGGAGAAAGGGCTTCCTCACCAGTTTCTCGCCAAGCAGAACATTCCGCTTATCAAGCGTCAGCTTAACGAGGCTTATGCAGAGAAGCAGGCAGAGTACAATGATATTCTCGCGCTGACAAACCCAATCATTAAGAGGCACTATCTTAAGGAGTTTGGCGATCAGTGCGACGCAGACGCCGTTTACATGAAGGGCGCTTCTCTTCCGGGACAGAAGTGGAAGGTTCTGATTCCTACCACCAAGCTAAAGGACAATGAGGTTTATGACCCAAGCCATGACAATGGCGAAGAAGTTGCTCTTGTTCGATTCCCGCATGGTGGAACATTTGAGATTCCGGTGTGTAAGGTCAATAACAAGAACCCTGATATTCAGAAGATGCTTGGAAATGCTGAAGACGCTATCGCTATCAACAAGAATGTTGCAGATAGGCTGTCTGGCGCAGACTTCGATGGCGATACGGTCATTGTTATTCCGATGGGCAAGAGTCCTGCTACTAGGATTAAGGCTGACAAGCAGCTTGAAGGACTTGTCGGTTTTGACCCAAAGACGGCGTATGCAACAACTAAGCGTGCCACCGGTAAGAAGGACGAAAACGGCAATGATATTTACGAGTATGTAAACGCACAAGGCAAGCCCATTAAGGTAATGACCGATACCAACAATCAGATGGGACGGATATCTAACCTCATTACCGATATGACTGTCAAGGGCGCTCCTATGGATGATATTGCTCGAGCAGTTCGTCATTCCATGGTTGTCATTGACGCCGAGAAGCACAAACTTGATTACAAGCAGAGTGCTAAGGACAATGATATTGAGGGGCTGAAGCGTAAATATCAAGGCCGTGAAGAAGATGGCCGTTATACGGAGTCTGCATCAACAATCTTCTCCAGGGCTAAGGCCGAGATTGATATTCCCGAGACAAAGGGCAACCCTAAAATCAATCCTGAAACCGGCGAGTACGACTGGACCGGTAAGCAGACAGGCCGTACTTATATTGATGAGAAGACTGGTAAGGAAAAGCTTGCCACTAAGAAGGCTCATCAGATGGACACGGTCACCGATGCCCACGAGCTTTCCTCTGGATATCCTAAGGAAGAGATCTATGCCGACTATGCTAACCATCTAAAGGCCCTTGCAAACACGGCACGTAAGGAATACATGGCTACAGAGAGGCCTCTTCAGAATAAGGAGGCGGCATTGATATTTGCCCCCCAGGTGGACTCTCTTAAGGCAAAGTTGGCCATAGCAGAACAGAATGCTCCACGCGAGCGCCAGGCTAACCTTCTTGCTGGATACAATGCCAGAATGAAGAAGGAAGCCAACCCAGACATGACCAAGAAGGAATACAAGAAGCTTAAGGCTCAAGAGATGGCTCGTGCTCGTGTTGAAATGGGTGCTCGTGGAAAGCAAACAAGAATCGTAATCGATGACAAGGAATGGGAAGCCATTCAGAGTGGTGCAATTTCTAGTACCATGCTCGAGAAGATTCTTGATCACACAGAACCGGATTCACTTAGGGCTCGTGCTACTCCTCGTTCAACTGTTAGTCTTAGTGATGCACAGAAGGCTAAGATCAAGAACATGAGTGAATGTGGTTACACCCTTGCAGAGATTGCTGACGCCCTTAGTATTTCTACATCTACGGTATCTAATACCATTAAGGGTGAGTGATTATGGCAAAGCAATACAGGTACTACATCACTACGGTAGACAACCCCTTTGATCCTGTTGACCAACAAGATTCTTGGCTTCTCTATGACAAGCTCAATCACTATGACAGTAACGAGAAGCTTGCCTTGCTTGCTCGAACTTCTGATGAGCTCTCTGATTCAGTGAATCAAGAAGAGATACGTAGGGCAATTCTTAAAATTATGGCCCTCGACCCAAATAACATCTACACAATGGTGAAGAAGCCACTTCCGATTATGTAGCAATGTTTACAAACTCCTATCCTCTGATTCCTCTGCCTACGTGGGGGTTTCAGGGGATAGGGGAGGGGGTCGCGAAAATGACCCCCCACCCTACATA